GAGTATGAATTTTTGACCCTTAAAGAATCAACTTATGTACAGAATGATATAGCTGTACTGTATGAGAAGATACAATCATTAGAGATGGCTGCACAGAATGTAGGTAGGTTCACTGAAGAGATGGCTACCTTACAAGCTAACTTATATAACTTAGAGCAAACAGTTAGAGATGGTGGGTTTGATTTAGATAGATATTATTTACTAGAAAAGTGGGAGTATCAAGACCTTAATGATTCTTTGACTAGAGTAGAAACACAAATACAAAGTGTTAACAATAATATGTGGGAACTCAACGATTTGAAATCTCGACTAGCTTATTTAGAAGCAGCTGGTCATGGACATTAAATGCAGTACATATCTAGCTGACAATGACTATACTAATATAACTATATGTAACTGTAAGTATGGGAGTGAACACTGTGAAACTGCAAGTAGTTAGGACACAATTTGGTAAGGATGCAACTAATGGGATGCTGTTTATTGATGGTAAGTTTGAGTGTTATACTTTAGAGGACCAGTACCAAGCAGTCAAAGTAATGCACGAAACCTGCATACCAGAAGGCACATACAAACTTAAACTTAGGACAGTTGGGTCATTTAATACACGTTATACCAAGAAATATCCTACCTGGCATCGTGGGATGTTGTGGCTACAAGATGTACCAGGGTTCCAATTTATATTAATCCACCAAGGGAACAACGATGAGCATACCAGTGGGTGTCTCATCACAGGAAATTCTCAACAGGACTTAGATGTAAACTTTAATGGTATGGTCGGCTCAAGTGCAGATGCGTACAAGAAACTATATCCTAAAGTGTCTGGTGCAATACTTAAAGGTGATGATGTCACCATAGAATATACAAAGATAAACCTTAATGGTGAAGATAACAAAGCTAAAGACCACATGATACTAGCTGATAGCGTATATGAAAAACTTCAAGAGATAAATGGAAATGTAATTAAAACAAATGCAATGCTGAAGGGTAGAATAATTACATAATGTTTGAAAGATTTAAAAGAAAAAGAAATCAAGATGGTACATTCAAGAAGGATGTATGGTGGACACCTTGGTCCGATTCGTGGGAGTATAAGATGAGTAAAGACTTAAAAGATATGCTTGAAAGAACTATATGGACTTTCGTTGAAGCATTCCTTGGAGCTTTAGTTGTTGCGCCCTTGATATCTGTTGATGCAAATACATTAGAGTTAGCTGCATTAGCTGGTGGTGGAGCTGCACTTGCAGTAATCAAGACATACGCAAAGAAAAAAATAAGCTAAGAATCTCTCCATTTATTTGTGTATAATAAACACAACAGGGAGGTTAATATAGTAAATATTCCAGAAGAATGGGGTAATAACTTTTATAAGTCTGGCTGGAAACCAGGTTATGATATCAGTGAAGCAACAGGACATGGTGAACTTACTCATGTAGGTACTGACCCAAACTTTAGAGAAAAGTTTGATGAGATACTACGTGATTGGGGATTCGACCCAGAAAAATATGAGATAGATGGTTCAGTTCGTGCATCATCTTGGAACACACAGTTAAAAGGAGGTACAGTTGAGACCTTCTTTGCATTTAAAGGTGTAGTTAAAAAGAAAAATCCAGGTCAAGATAAATACTTCCAGGCATTATTTAAACAAGCAAAGAAAAGACCACCACTTAAACCTAAAACATTCGGAGGTGATACAGCATTCTGTTTCTTTATGAGTGACTGGCAGCTGGGCAAGAAGGACTATGGAGTTGAGAACACAATCAAAAGATATGACATAGCACTGCAAGATGCAGTGAATAGAATTAAAGAGCTGCGTAAGTCTGGTGTAAAGATAGATGAGATTTACATGATAGGATTAGGTGACCTTACAGAAAATTGTACACCTTACTTCTATGAATCACAACCACACAATGTAGAGTTGAATCTTATTGAGCAGTACGCATTAGCAAGAAGCATGATGATGAAAACTGTTGAGACATTCTTGCCGCATGCTGATAAATTAATTTTGGCAGGCGCTCCAGGAAATCATGGAGAAGCTTCGCGTACAAGTAAAGGTCAAGTTGCTACCAGTAGATTAGATAACACTGACACTATGCACCTTGAGATTTGTCGTGAGATAATGGCAGCTAATCCAGATAGATATAACAAGGTAGAAGTAATAATACCTAAAGGATTTCACCAGGTTATGAGCATAAAAAATATACCCTGTGCTTGGACTCATGGACACATGACAGGTGGCGGCGGGAACGCAGAAGCTAAGATAGAGAACTGGTGGAAAGGTCAGATGTACGGATTCTTACCAGCTAAGGATGCACAGATACTTATTACTGCACACTACCATCACTTCAGAGCAAAGCAGCAGGGTGATAGGACTTGGTTCCAGGCACCTAGCTTAGATAAAAGCTTAGACTTTACAGCACGCAGCGGTCTTTGGTCTCATCCAGGTGTACTAACATTCACCATAAATAAAAAGGGTTGGGATAATTTAAAGATTGTATAAAGAAACCCACACCAGGGCAATAGTGTAGGTCTCTTCTTACTTAGCTACGAAGGTAAGCTAAGTTAAATGTCTCCTCTGTTGCAGTCATAACATGTCTCTGTGTCACCATCTATAGGTTTTATATCTTTACATAGTTTGCAATAGAGTTCAGCAATGTTACCCATCGGACAAATTAAAGTCCTCTTCGGGGTCGTTATGTTTATTAATCATAACTTTAGATACCATATCAAAAAACTCTGATGAGTTTATATCAATGGCTGGTCCATCAAATGGATTGTCTGTATTTTCTTTAGGCATTTTCCTCCTCGTAATTACCAATAGGTTCTTGAAACTTAGGGTCACCATACGCATTGATTAAACCTATTAAGTATCCGCATACTTCATGGGCTACCTCTTGCTCAATAGTATCTGAATTAGTAACCATCAGCATAAGATTTCTAGCAATAGCATGGAACCTGGGATTGTTAACCTCCCACATAGAAGATTCTTTTATAGCATCTTCTATCAACATGTCCAATACCATGACTACTCCTCCTCTTGTGCTGGTTTAATTTTATTTAATGTAATCTCAACAGCAGCCATAATACCTAACAGCTGTATTGATTGGTCCTTCTGAATTATTGAATGCTCTTTAAATACTAGAGAACCTTCTTCAGTTTTCCTTGTTAGTATCTCTTGCAACAATTCTAAATCAGTCGCATCTTTTAATTGTGGCATATCTTCCTTTCCTTACTTGGACTCTGTGTACGTAAAAAGGTTACTTGGTTGTTCATACATATACATAGCTACTTGTCCATTGTGTTGATGGTCCCACCATTCATGGTCATTACATGGGCGACTATGTATTGTGTGTCCCATCCTTCTTAAGTCTCTTACTCTTTGTGAGTACGTAGGTATAAACATCTTCTGAAATGTAATAGCGCATAACCAATCGCCGCCTACTCTATGTATTGCTTTAAGCTCTTCTAATATTCTGCCAGCTTGCGAGTCTTTGGAAGGTTCCTTGACTCGCTGCTGCCCTAACAGTGTTGGACTAGACATTCTTTAGTTTGTCTATCCAGGTTGAAGCGTCTCCTTGTGTGCCTGTCCCGCTACTAAGGAACTGCTTTGCTTCTGCAGCTACATCATCTTTACCTTTATCAATCGCTTGATTGATTAGTGTCTCAATGAAGTTTACTTGCCCAGCACTAATTGGATTCTGCATCCATGGTCCTTCTGGTATCTCAGCCATAGTCTCTTCTCCTACTACTACCACATCATCTGTGTTAGATTTTTCTATCTCTTGTACATCATCAAGATTTTCAATGATGCGGTTTACAACATCTGAGTTGCCTTCTCTTGTAGCGAACTCATCTTTATACTTCTTTATATAATCAGAAGCAACTGTTATAAATTCTTTTTGGTCCTCTTCTGTGTAGTCAGTCACCTTCTCTGGTGTACCAGTCTTAAGGTTCATTCTTGCAACAGTAAAGTCCCATGTTCTTGTTGCAAAGTTCTTGTCTTTACCACACATATCTAGGATGATGTCACCCATATCATCTTTAGAAGGGGATGTCATTGTCTGTTGTGTTGTATCTTTTTTTTTAGGTGCAGCTGCTGGCTTAGGTACAACTGAATCATCTCCTGTTGCCTTCTCCATCTCTTGTCTGCTTGGTCTCTTAGCTGAACCCTGGAACTTCCAGTTAGCTAATGCTCTACCTATTGCTGATGTCTCGCAGTTCTCTACCCAACTGTTTTTATTAGCACCATTCTGTCCCTTGTACTCCTGGGCTAGTCCAGTGCTTACTGGATTGATGTCCTCTTTATGTTCATACACATACGCATGAACTATTATCATGGTCCCATCATCAGATATTTTAACTGGTTCGGTCCAGACTCTACCTTCGGGGTGTGCTTTATAAAAAGCATCCAGTCTATCTTCTACTTCTAAGTAGTCGTTAAGATTGTAAGCCATTGTTTATACCTTTCTCTTTCGCTATTGTATAGACATGCTTCCTGGATATACCAGCGCTACTGGCAATCACTGAAGCTGTCATCTTGGTTTCATTTCTTTTATTAAAGAGATAAGTTATCATTGTATTTCTTATGCCTGTATCTTCCTTCATCTTGGTAGATAGTTCCATAAGTTCTTTTAACATTAGCTCTTCATAACTTGGTTGACTCATAGTTCAAACACATCTATGAAACATTTAGTGCATAGTTTAGTCTTGGCTACTCTAGGTACCTTGACACCGCATTCACTACAAATACTTCGGTTCTTCTTACCCATCTTGCCTTGTTTGATTTGGTCTTTGATAAACTCTTTGACTGAATTATCGATAGAGATATCTCCACTACCCATGTCAGCAATCAATTTGTTTAGACTGTCATCATCCCATATAGGGTCACTCATAGTTTTCCTTCCTTTAATATTTAGACTCTTTTAATTTTATTTAGTTACACATTAACTGGCTGTTTTACTTGTGCTTTTAGATACATATTGCACAAAGTATTTAAACAAACATGCCTGGCATTTATTATCTGTGTATGTCTGCCGCAGCTGTAACATATACTTGACAACGTAACCTCCTTATACATTCCTTAGTGTATATTATACACATGTTAATTTAATAAGTCTTGTTGTTTTCTAGCATGTCTTATCTCTCTCCAGTTTCCATAGATTGTGTACAATCCTACAAACAAATAGGTAATGTACGCAGTGAACATGGTGAGTATTATAAATCCTTCTACACTTTTCAAAACAATATCCTTTCTATCAACAACGACATCTATTTCGCCTGCTGTTCATTCTTATTTCGTATGTATCTATAACTGGTAAAGGTTCGTTAACTTTTCTGTAGAATGCTTCATCTTCTTCGGTGAATTGCATTCCATTAATGAAGAGATATCTTTCTTCTTCACCTTCATATCTTGCACTGATAATCCTATCACTGCCATTATAGAAATGTTCTTTAACATCTTTTAGTATCATTTAATGTCCCCATCCTGCTGCGGTCTCATTGTCTGCAACTCCATCCCATAACACAGCGTATCTATATCCATTTATTTTTATGTGTCCATCTTGTGGAATCTTGGTCATCTCTTCTCCATATTCTTTTAATGGATTAGGTCTTACCTTATTTGTACTAAACTCTCCATACTCTACATTTTTTCCTATCTGTTTTATCTTGATAGATGCTTTTAGTTTTTTAGTTACTACATAATAATCAACGTTGGTCTGGTCGTAACCCCAGCTATCAACAAAGATGTCACCCTCTTTGACTGATGCAAAGAACTCTCTCTTCTTGTTGATTCTTGCAGCTGCTCTCTCTATCTTTAGTTCTTGTGCTTGCTTGCACTTAACAAAATAATCTTGGACATATTTTTTGCGCTCTTTCTCATCTCTGAATCTGTAACTCCAGTCTTGTGTTGCTTTCTTACCACTGAACGCAGTTGCAATCATCTTCTCTTTGTGAACAAACACGATTGCTTCTTCATCAGTTAAGTTTGTATAGTGTTGCTCTGCTTTCTCATAATCTTTATGAGTTGACAAGAACTCTTTGTAACTTTGTCCGATTAAGTTATCCATTTAATTTCCTTCCTTCATATTGTTTAGACTTAATAATATTAATTATGGTTACTTGTTTTTTTAACAACTACTACCTTACGTTCTGTTCTCATGCCAGCACTGTATGCTTTCATGTGTATTTGTGCTTCATCGTAGGTGTAACCTCCCTGCAGGCACATCCATAATTGTTGTATGATTTCTTCTTCGGTCATTATTCCTCCTCTTGTTTTGCAGCTGCTCTTGCTTGAACCTTTAGCCATGCAAGGTCCCAGTTTTTTAATCTATCCTTGGTGATACCAGCTACAATTTCCTCTGCAATTTCTTGCATGGTCTCATCATCTGCAAGTATCTTAACTTCGTATGTCTTTAACACTTCATAAGTTAACCTTGTCCAAACTTCTCGGTCTCTTACAATAGGGAGTTTTGGTTGGCTCCCTATTGGCATCGTTACTTTAACTGACACTTACTTCACCCTTCTTGTTAATGAAGAACTTACCAAAGAAATTTCTTGCGGTGTATGGACTTGGTCCAACAAAAGTTATCTCCCCTTGTTCTTCTAGTATCTCTTTAGTAACTGGTCCTTCATACTGTTCGGGTCCAATCAGATTAACTGCTTCAACATAAATAGTATCTAACTTACCAGTTGCAATTAAATCTTTTAATTGCTTCTTACTCTTAGGTCTATCTTCAAAACCTACTTCATCATCAATGATGAATATCCCTTGCGCACTCATTGTTTACCTTCCTTTTTTATCATCACTACTTAGACTCGACCAACTCATTATTGGTTACATCTTTTTTAATTTTATTATCCCCTAATTTCGTAATGTTTTAAGTAGTCTTTTAATATTGTTTGATAATCGTAATCTATATTGAAATTACTGTAATTTGAAATATCATTATCAATTAATATTTCTAGTTTTTCGAATGTTATTATTTCTTTTTTAATTTTATTTACCATCCAGTTCTACTGTTGCAACAGTGTTTCCATTAGTATCTTTTAGTTTGAGAACTTCAAATCCTCCTTCTTCAACTTTGTAAATAAGTTTCGCAGCTTTATCTAGGATGGTTCCTACTTCATAGTGGAAGGCATCCTCGAACGCTGCGTTGTTTGTATCAATTGTAATTTGAATCATTACTCAAACTCCACTCTGTATTTCATAGTATCTGCATCTGCACCTGTTATCTGATACACATCTCTCTTAACTTCATTGCCGAATATATCTACCCAAACAATTTCTTTTTCTTTTTCTTCCATTTGTTTTCCTTCCTTCACGTAACTTAGACTATTTAAATTTGAAATAGGTTACACCTTTTTTTTCTTAGCTTCATCTGCTTTGTGCATCTCCATTAATTTTATCCAGTGCGGCTCGAATGTTGGTTGAAAATAATTCTTCATGTAATCTACATAGCTCTCATACCCTGGGAATCTCTTAGCAAATTCTTTTGGCTTCATGCTCCATTGTTCTTTGGCTAAATCAAAAGGCATGTGAACCATTTCTTTCATGGTCTCTATGTTTAATTCTTTTCTTGTGTATTCTTTGTAAACATAATCACCCTCTGTTACTACGAATGTTTTCTCTACATACTCATCGAATGGCATCCCATCAACAACACCATCAACAGAACCATCGATATATTTAGCGCTGATGCAGTCATCATAAACAGTATTTGTTTTCTTGTTTAATAAGAAGGCATGTCCTCCAAAGTGATTAGCACCCTTGAATATATCTCGCAGTGCATGGACCACGATATAGTCATCATTCTTTTTTGTGTTGATTGCATTCCATGCTGCTGGATAACAGTTACCTGCACCCATTACTTAACCTCGAATATTTTATTACAACAATCCATACACAATTCTTTGTGTATGTCGTTAGTAAATTGGAACAGTGTATCGCAATTAACACAAGTAAAATTGTTACCCATTATTAAACTACCCCCTTAAGTGGATTTGTTGGAATGAAATTCTCAAAACAGTATTCATATATCTGACCACCGCTTATATAATCTTTAACTGTTGTGTGTAACGCTTGGTAAACTGTTTGCCCTTCCTCTAGGAAAATCTCGAATGCTGCTTTGCCCTCTACAATCTCCCCGCTTGACAGTCTGACTGTATCGAATCGACCTTCCCAGTCCTTCTGTATTTCTTGAATCGTTTTCATATTTTGTCCCTTCATATTGTTTAGACCTTC